CTAGTTTTCTACCAGCACCCCAAAACTCAGATGGTTGTTGTTGTTCTCGTAATTGATTACTAAACTGAGCTTTAAATGATGTTGGATCACTTGTACCCAAACGCATTAATTCATTTTTATGCTTTTGATTACCAATCTTAGCCCTGTTTATAGTATCAGCAATTTGCTCTAAAGATACTGGTGTATCCATTACCAGTTCCTAAAATCTCTCTGGAAAAACATACTACCTTCTTCTAGACCAAAGTTCATAGCCTCTTGTTTTATGATAGTCATTTCATTCCAAAGTTGTTTTCTATCCTGTAGGGGGATACCATAAGTAGGAGCTAGTCTACAGGCTAATCCATAAGCTAAAGCATCAAACCATTCTTGAGGAAAATCAGGTTCATCTGTCCCGGAATCAAAATCTTCAAAAGGTCTTTGATAATGAATTACAATTCTGTTAGCAGCAGCCTCCACTGTGGTTGGTGTTGGGAATACAAACATGTCACCATAATTTCTTTGCGGCTGATAATACAATTGTATTGGATTACCAGATACAGATTTATTGCCTAACATATTATATTCCTGTCTAGTCAAAATTCGCATAGGTATATCTATATTTGTATTTATATTTCTATTATAAGCTTGAATAATTTTTAATGGTTTAGGTATATTTATTGTTTGTCCTAATCCAATAGAGTATTGATTTGTAGCATTAGTTAAGGGAACATTATATGATGTAATAGCCCATAATTGTAATCCATCAGCCATCCAAGCTTTTACAAGAGTGTTCAATACTAAATAAGCATCTGTACTAGTAGATGTTACACTAGATCCTGGGATAACTCCAAGTAAAGCTAATGCTCTAGTTACAATTTCATCCCGTGACGTAGTAAAATTTGTTGATCCTGAAGTACTCATGGTTTATGTCCCTTTAATAAAGCTATTGCTGCTGTGATAGCACCTGCAATAATACCTATCCACTTAATAAAATTAACTAAGAGTCCAGCAGCTTTCCAAGCATCCACCAACTCCTTAACAATTGGTGTTAGATCAGACTCATCTTTAATATGAGTAGTTAGAACTTCCTGTAATAATTCCAATCTAGAATCTATAGTTTTTAAATGTTCTTCTACATTTAGATAATCTCTACGGCGTTCTTCAATGGGATTCATTATAATTCACAATCAATCATATTTAAGGTCTTTATATTGCTCAACTAGCTTGAAAAATTGCTCATCTGTTGAGCGTCGGTTATGTTGCTCTTCCATTATGGGTTCGTGCAATCAGAGAAGTGGTTGTTTGCTGCGGTTATTAAGGACGTGGTTCCTGTCTGACGCAAACCATATCCACCTGCCGATCCAGGCTGGTTACCCATATTCCCAACAACCAAGATGTTATCAGCGTCATGAACACGAATACAAGCAGTGCTTGATACCCCGTTAGCACCCGAGACGCTATAGACTAAGTTGCATCCAGTGATGACTCCGTGATTTGTTGAGTTTCCATTGACCTGAAGACATGTGCCAGTAATTAAATTCGAGAAGGCTTGAACACCATTCACTGAGAAGTTATTCACATAATCTCCAACATACACACTTCCATTAGCACTTGTTCCGCTATAGACGCCACCATTGATTTGAGCATTCTTTAGAGTAAATGAAGAATTACCACTAATATATACACCAATTTGACAGTTCTTAGCGTGACAGTTTTCGATAATGACATAGTCTGAATAAGCTGTATTGACTATTGAACCTTGGTTGGCACGAATACCGTATGTTGCTGCTTTATCAACGGTGCAGTTTGAGATGAGAATTTCAGAAATTTGTGTGGTTGCTCCAAGAGTGATTGCGATACCATTAAGGGCAGCGTTATATACAGAGCAACCCATCACTTTGCCTGATCGACCCTCAACGTTGAACCCATTACCAGAAGAGTTATATGAGGTGCAATTGAGGAACACAACATCTTCGATATTGGCGTGAGTATCAAAAGCATCACCGGTGTCGTTAGTGTCTATAGAGGTGCAATTCACATATTTGATACGTCGATTGACACCACCAAGACTAAAGGTATTTGTAACAGCGTGATGACAACTAACGAAAGTGCTGTCTGAGACCACACAATCTTGACAAGTGTCAGTGAAATTGACGCCAGCATAACTATTGACTGCTGTGAGTAAGTCACCAGTAACGTAGATGTCATTTACATTACAGAAGATGCTGTTTCTGAAATTGACACCATAGCCATTGCAGCTTTCAACTATAAGTCCTTCGACTGAACATTGACGACCAAGATCTATTCTGACGGCGGTGTGGATGGTTGTGGCAGTAGTTGAACCAACAACTTTTCCACCATAGAACTTTACGTTCTCAATGAAGTTACATTTGCGGATCTTCGCGTCATTAGCAGTGTTATAGGCTGCTCCAAGTAATGGCTCTCGTAGGTTGATTGTTCCCGATGACACGCTTAAAACTCTAACAATTTCAGCTTCTGTAGCATTACTCCAGCCTGGGTCAAAGACACTTGTTGAGTAGATTTGTATCCAGTCTCCTGCCGCGAAGTTGGCCTCGACACCAGCCGTGACACTTAAAGACGTTGCACCTTTAACAGCGTTAGCTGTCAAAGAATATGTCGTTCCAAAGGTGCCAGTTCCGTAAAAAGCATTTGTTTGTGAGGCAGTGTTTGATATATTGAAGGTTACTCCGCCATCACACACAATGATATTGTTGCTTGATAGGTGAACCCCTGAGTTCATCTTGTAGGTTCCGCTTGGGAAGAAGACAGTCTTGCCATTATTCACTGCTGCCTGAATAGCCGTGGTGTCATCTGCTACTCCATCACCAACAGCACCAAAATCTTTTACAGAGATAATTTCACTAACTTTAGTGTTTAGATTGTTGAAGTTGGCATCCATTTCAGCCCAACTTAAAGTAGTTCCTTTTCCAGCCCTTGTTACAATTGTTGTCATATTTACTCCTTAAACATACCCATCAGTTACATAACCTTCATCTACATAGAAAATATATGGCACTGTTATAAATGTATCATTGGGTGGTCTTATATAAGGGACAGTAATCTTATCCTGTTTTGCTAAAACAAAGTCCTGTGGGTGACGTTGTTCATAACAATTTGGACATACTATAAAACCATCCCAACGTTGTTTAGCTTTGTGTGCTTTGTACTTGACAGAGCACACATCGCAAATTAAGTTCCATTCACCGGAAACAAAATGATTTTTCATTATTTGTTCATCCTAATTTCAAGTTTATACCCGTTGTGTAACATCTCCAGCAGTGCGTAGTCTAGTAATATCTGCATCGGTCACTATTACAGACGTATCATCTGCGTGCAAATGTAGTCCATTTGACTGTAATACTGTACATGCATACATCTGGATTTCAGCAGTGTTTGCGGCCCGAACGGCGGTCGGCTTGATTGTGCCGCCGTATGCCGAGTCGCCGCGATCACCGGACACAGTCGTTCCGATCAAAGCCGCTTTAGATGTGGCGATGTTGTGAACAGCCCCGCCTGCTGTTACAGCGTAATTCCCGCACACATCAACGCCGACAACGTTTTCATGGAGCGTCCACCCGTTATTGCTGGTGCTGCCGTTTTGGCCAAACTGCGCTGCGGAGCAATTCACCGTCAAAACGTGCATTCCAGATCCGCTTGAGTTTTTAAAATTGTACGCGTCATTTGCGCCGCTTCGGCAAAAACATCCGAACAGCGCGACAATTCCTGGAATACCGTTGAAGTATGCCGCCTTCGTTATACTAGCTGCAAATCCTCCAGAGTGCTCAAAGACCACCTGGTCGCATACAAACGCCAGACTGCTGGCAACGCTCGCCCCGAATTCTACGGACAAGCCACCATCCGCGCCTCCGCCCTGGATGATAAATCTGCCGCCTTCGCCGTCGCTGCCAAGAAACACAGATACCTGATGTGCTGACGTGGAGGACTTCCAAACATTCGAGTACGTAACTACCCGTGTATTTGCATTCGTAACCGCTGCCCCATCCGGCCGATGCACATAGACATTCGGGTCGGATAGCGTCCAGGTGCCGGGAATGCGATTACAGATCGTCGGCGTGGCCACATAGCGCAATTGCTCGAATGCCCCAGTGTCCGTCATGCGCGTCAGATCGAGCACCGATGTCACTAGCGTCTGCGCCCATGCGTAGCAATTGGTGTAGGTTCCGTCCAGCGATGGCGTGCCGAGGTCGTTCCCGGACGTGCATATCACATCGCCGCCTACAGCGATAAATGCCGCATCTTCTGTCGGTGCGACTGATGTGCCGGCCCTGAATCCGAACAGCCTGTAATAGACTCCGGCGTCAACCATCACTTTATACGGGCTGCCGGTGGCGTTTCCGAGATCAATGGCCTTTTTGATTGACTGGACTTTGGTCCCGGTCGTCAGCCCGTTGTTTGAATCAGATCCGGTTGTCGCATTGACGTAATACGTCGTCGTCGGGGCGCTCCTTGCGGTGCTGAATCGGTCGAACAGCTCTTCCGGGGTGATGCCGGCGCTGCCGCGCATTGAACCATCCAAATTAACAGAAATACTTGGTGTGATTGGATATTTTGCTGAATCCCAATTGACACTAGGAGAAGACCATGATGGTGTTTCAAACTGATATAAAGTTATAGGATCTGATACATGAATAACAGGATTTATAATCCCTTGTAAGGCTGTCATAGTGACTGTACCACTTATATAAGCAGTTGTTGTTATTCTTATAGCTCTAATAGGTTGTGTTTGTGTTGCAGAAAAATCTGATGTTCTTCCTGTTATTGTATTATGAACAAACGCTTTTGGTGTTATTGCAGGATTAAATATATCATCTAATGTAAATTCTACTTGGTATGTTAAGTTTGGTGTATCAGATACAACACAAGCTATACTAATATTAAATGGATTTTGTTTATAATCTACAGGTATCCATGCTGTAGACCCTAAAGAACTTAGACTAATTACTTGTGGAGTCATAAATAAACCTTATAAAAAAAAAATGGGACTAAGATTATTAGTCTTAATCCCACCTTTGGGTTTTACCAAGTCATCCCTTGTTGTGGGAAGTAGTATGAAATAACAATCTTTACTGCATTGGTTAGCTGTGCCGAAGCCTTAGCGTAATACAATGTATCAGCAGTTTGTAGAGCACCCATTTGAGCACCTACAGCAGTACCTGCTACTGCAACTTGAGCACCGTTACAAGTAGCCGCATTAATCAACTGAGTACCACCAAGGGTAGTACCTACGTTAAGAGTTTGAGCTACGTTAGCACCGCTAGATACAATTAAAGCAAGGATAGGGATAGAACCTTTTGGAAGAACAAAAGCAGCGAAACCTGTAGCGTCACCAGCACTTGTATCCATCTGCACTATTTGATGATAAAGTTCCTTTGCTGGAGGCGTAGTACGAGTAACACCAGCCGGTCCTAGAATTGGTTGTGGCATAAGAGTTCCTTTCTTAGATTAAAGGGCCGAAGCCCTTATGGATTAATATCAGGCACCCTGTGAACCGTACAGACCTCTCGGGTCTGACCAACCAAATGAGTAACGAGCAGTTGCCTTAAACTTAGCGTTTTCAGTATCAAAGTCATTATCTTGTTCAAACTGATCAGCACGACGTTCAA